ATGAACATCGGTAAAGCAATCATCAACTACGCAGCGCGTCGCAACATGGACATTACCTTGATTGACGATGAGACCGTGGCGCTCTGGGAAGCGGATAACGATTGTGAATGGATGTTCTCCTACATGATTGGTAATGATGGTTTCCTCCACTTTAAAGGCAATGTGTATCTGCCGCAGGATATTAAAGAAGAATTACCAGCGTGCATCGATACAGACAAGAAGCTGAAAGAAGTAATCAACTTTATCGCTAAAGAGTTTATCAGCAAGAAGTAATTTCTAATTTGGCGGGTACTATTCCCGCAGATTTAAACGGAATACAGACAATGTTCAATATCATGATTCGTAAATTTGGTGAGATGACTTTCGAGAAAGCTGGTGTTGCTCGTACCGAAGAAGAAGCAATGGCCTTAGTTCTGGTAGCACTGAGATCATCACCTGAGATTATCGACGCTGAATATGTAGCCGCAGAAGGTGAGATTAAAGAGATTAAAGCAGTGGCTAAGGAATTAGGTGTTAAAGGTTTCCGTAAGCTGAGATTGAATCGTGAGACTTATGTAATTGGACAGCAAGGACAATACCTAGATGAGAATACCGTGATTGTTCTACTGAATAAGATTACCCGCTACGGTTGGAAGATTGAGCAATATAAAACGTGTTTCGAATTATACGAAAAAAGGTTTGCTGGATACTCTGACCATCGTTCGCGCTTAATTAATTTCTAATTTGGTGGGTGCAATTCCCACCGCTTTTTAAACTGGAGAATCAAACATGTTAGCTTTTATCTCATTCGTGGGAGGTAGTCTCACAACTATGATTAGTCTTTCTTATATTGTCGTTAGTATGGGGTGAGCAATGAAACAATTTCATGATGGCATTTCATCTAAGACATTCAAGAAAGAATATAGCGGCTTGTGTATTGACTGGATGGATTTGATTGGCGCGGTTGTGTTTGGTCTGATTATTAGTATTAACTTTTAACGATATAAATATATCGTAATTCAAACAACAAGAGGAAGTTCTACTATGAAAAAGATTATCGCTGGTGTTGTTCTTGCTCTGGGTTTGGTTGGTGCTGCGAATGCTAATACCTATTATGTGTGTAATTCCTACTTCGAACATAAAGGAGATGATACACAATATCTTCGTGATGGCGACCGTTATTATCATGCGCCGTCTGGCAAATACCGTGGTTTTATCGGTGTAAAGGTTCGAGTGAATGATGATAATAGTCAATTTGCTTTCAACGATCCGGTATTTGATAAAACAATCAAAAGCCCAAAACTGAAAGAAGATAAGAACGAGAAAGAAGAATATTATGGTTCCGAAGATGGTAAATCCTACATCAAATATCTGCATTCTGTAGATGGCGCGCCTATATTTGATGTTAAAAAAGGTGATACGTCTTATTCCCTGATTAGCTGCCGTGAAATTCTTTAATCTTTAATCACCTAGCCCCTATCGTTATAATACGCGGTAGGGGCGTTTTTGTTTGGAAATGGTATGAAAACTAAACTGTATTCGTATATTCGCTTCTCGTCTATGCGTCAGAATGATGGTTCGAGTTATGAACGACAAATCAGGATGGCTAGAGAGATTGCGGTAAAGTATGACCTTGAACTGGTAAATGATTATCAGGATCTGGGTGTATCTGCGTTTAAGGGTGCTAACTCCAAAACAGGGGCGCTATCTCGTTTCCTTGATGCAATAGGTAGATCCGTTCCTGTTGGTAGCTGGCTATTCATCGAAAACTTGGACCGTTTATCCCGTGCCGATATTGTCAGTGCGCAGGAGTTATTCCTTTCAATCATCCGTAGGGGGATAACCATTGTTACTGGCATGGATAACAAGATCTACTCGCTGGATACTGTTACCGCTAACCCGATGGACCTGATGTTCTCCATCCTTTTATTCATCCGTGGTAATGAGGAAAGCCAGACTAAGCGCAATCGTACTAACTCAAGCGCACTGATTAAGATTAAAGCTCATCAAGAAAATCCACAAAATCCGGCTGTTGCAATCGAGGAAATTGGAAAGAATATGTGGTGGACTGATACCACATCTGGTTATGTGCTTCCTCATCCGGTCTTCTTCCCTATTGTTCAGGAAGTTGTGGAATTACGCAGGAATGGACGGTCAACCGCCGAGATACTGGATCACCTTAACGCGACATACACACCACCACCAGCCGCAAGTCACAAGAGGCATTCAAACTGGTCACGGGCAATGATTGAAAGGTTGTTCCATACCCGCGCTTTGATTGGTATCAAGGAAATCTCTGTAGATGGCGTTAAGTATGAGTTAAAGGATTATTATCCTCGTGTGCTAGATGACGCTGAGTTTTATCACCTTAAGAAAAGCATTGGTGTTAGAGCATGTAACTTTGGAGACAAAGAAGAAGTTAAACCTATTCCCTTGCTTAGTGGTGTTGGTCTATTGAAATGTGAACATTGCGGTTCCGCTATGGTTAAGGTGAAAGGAACAAACAGACGGCCTAACCAATATCGTTATTCATGCGATGCAATGCGCTCTAGTCGTATTGAATGTGTGCATACAAACTGGAGTTTTCGCGGCGACCAATTAGAGAAAGCTGTATTGCAATTGCTGGCTGATAAAATCTGGATTGCTGAAGATAAGGCTAATCCGGTTCCGGCTTTGAAAGTACAGATTGATGAAATATCACGCAAGATTGATAACCTGATTACCCTTTCTGCTATGACAGGAGCAACGAAGGAGCTAGCCGATCAGATTACTACCCTCAATAGCGAGCGTGAAACACTCTACAATCAAATTAAGATGGCAGAAGAGGAAATGTATTCTGTTGACTCTCAAGGCTGGGAGAAGCTCGCAGAATTTGATTTAGAAGATGTTTACAACGAGGATCGCATTAAGGTCCGGTTTAAGATTAAGCAAGCTCTAAAACGGATCGGGTGTAGCAGGATTGACAAGTACAAAAACTTGTTTGTACTGGAATACATCGATGGCAAGACCCAGAGAGTTGTAATAGAAAATTCAAGAGGACCGAGGAAAGGCCGGATCTTCGTTGATTTGAAGACTATCAATGATAGGCAGATTCTGGAGAGTAACGGGCTTGTTCTGCATCCATGTTTAGACATGCTGACAGATAAGAACTGGAAACCAGAAGAAGAAATACCAGGTCCATTACAAGAATTTGGAATTTAAGCTAATGAAGATGATTAAGATTTTAGGTTTGATTTTATCTATGAATTCTTGCCTGGCATTGGCAACCGTAGACCAAGAAATGCGTAGACCGCTAACCTATAGAGAAGATGCTTTCATTGATGGAGCACATAAGACATTGAAATTGCTATGTCAAAAGACCACCAGTAATTACGGTGAATACAGAAAATGTTATGAGGAATCACTAGACATTTATTCTGATGAGGTGAGAAAGATTTTCATAGAACAAGAAAATAAATCATAGGCGGCCTAAATCGCCGTATAACGAACCAAACGCTTTAAGGGGTACATCCGTACCCCTTTTTAATTTAATTGCGTTAGAGAGTCTATAATTGGCTTAAATCAAGCTCTAGGTCTTCCGGTTCTTTCATTACTTCAACCAGAGACGGATCTACTTCGTCAAAAACGACTTTATCGTCTGCGGTATATTTGTCTATAATGAAAAAATAGTCAGAAATATAGCTAACGTCGCCAGCATATTCTAACAAAAAAGCGCCCACCAGAGGCGCTTTTGTTTTATCCATTCCACCGTGATTTTTTTGATCTGGAATCGATATGCGTAAATGTTTTATATTTTCCTAAGCCGTATTGAGTAGGATATTTCCCATCAAGATAAGCATGAACAATATCAGGTGAGACACCCTTGATAACAATGTCAGCCGCACGGCCTCGAACGTGATAGCTATTGGCTGCCCCGCCTACATTCTTGTTATGAGTCGGGCAACGGTTGCCACTGTTAATAATCACTGGTTTACCGAAGTGCTCTCGTACATCCTCAAGAATTACCAGTAATTCAGCGTCGATTGTATCATAATCACATTTTCCGCATTTACATTTAAATTCCTTGCGAGAAAAATGTTTGCTTAACATATTACCCCCTTAGATCATTTCGAAGATATAACCAATAAAGCGCATACCCTTGATATAATAAGGAGCAGTGCCTACACACACCGCGCGTGCATCGCCCAGACAATTAAAGCTATAAGGATTAACTACATCGACTTCTTGCTCGACACGAAAACGATACTTAGGACGTTTAGCCAATGTAGCGACACAAAACACGGTCCCCTTTTCATGGTCACGGATACATTCTTTATATTGTTTATGTTTAACTCTCTTCGCCTCAAAATCATAAGTCATTGATTCTGGACTAATGCCATTAATAAAAATACCGGAAAGCTGATCGACCGGATAAGTAGGAAATTCAGTGAAAATATTTTTAGCCATGTTATACCCCCATAAGATTCTATGAGGGTATTTATGGATTAAACGTATCTCATGCGCGATTTAATGTGCTTATTAATGTTCTTAAGCATCATTTCCTCGTTGCTTTCCCACGATCCTAGCGTCGAATAACGAGTAGAAATTTTATCCGACTTAACGGCAACAATTCGCTTACTCTGTTTCTGGATGCGTTTCTCTAAGCGACGTTTTGCCACCGCCGATCCATTCCTAGCGCGTTTGGTTCGGGATTTCTTAGGCTTGTACTTCTTCATGATAAAAGTTCCTTCCTTGTTTTCTACCTTGATGAAGTTGCCGTTTTCGATGTTACGCATCATCTTACCGCCTTTGATGGCCTTAATGTTCCCGTGGGCGTCTAAGACCTTACCGTTAGCGATTGGCACTAGCTTATTGATTTTGCCACCATCGAAATAGTGTTTCAGATAGTCATCCTGACTGCCGATCTTCTTGTCCTTATCCCTTGCGCCCTTGATGAAGATTTGGTGTCTCGTCCCTGATCGGTTCTTGTAGTTGGTATTACCTACAGCTTGTTGAGTCCATCGAGTAGGTCTATCAACATTCTTGTTAATCTTCTTCTGGAGTGCTCTGGAAGCAAAGATCGCCCCTTCCCCTAGTGCCCTTTCGAATGTATCGGTTGCCTTTTCAGACCATTGCCGTAACGCTTTCTTAGTCCTTAGAGCGTTTCGTTTATTGGTACTGGTTGCCATGTTAGCCCCCTAATAACGAAAAGACCCCCGCCAGTGTCCTTAGCAATTGTTCATCCACGGTCATAGCCGGGAGTTCAAGCCCAAAGGACGTTAGCAGAGGTCTAATAGCTACGTTATAAGTGAGGGCGACAATCAAGAGATAACCAAAATATTTCTTAAGTTTATTCTTCATATATTCACCCCTTTATTATTATTTTTGTTTGAGTATGTCGAGAACTTGGTCAAATTTAGCATCCATCGCAACCACTTTCTTCTCTATACCGTGTAGTGTTTGTTCCATTTGGTAAACACGTTCAGCAATCTGAGTATGGTTATTCTGCATCGTCTCAAACTTCTGGTTTAACAATGCGTCGCTGGATTCCAATTTAGATAACCTATTTTCAGTTGCTAATTGATTTCGGTGAAGTCTCCAAAGACCACCGCAAATTAAGGCGATAACACCGATACCGCCATATATAATTTCAGTCATTACGCCCCCGATATTTTTATAATTTCATGGCAGAATTATTTAGATAAAAATAATCCCGCCTAACTCAAAAGAATTAAGCGGGATTAATTATTAAAATTAAATTTTTAAGAAACAGTAATACCCGTAGTAGCTTTTTTAGTTACCATTACAGTTAAATCACTGATCCATGTGCTAGGCGTCCAGTTGTTGATTGCGCTTGATTGCACTTCAAAGGTCAAGGTCACAGCACCTTTACCCGCTGGCATATCAATAACACCTGAGTAAAGACCAGTATTACCGCCATACGCCCTATTATACAACTCTGACCCATTCTTACGAACAATCAGGCGACAGGTGTCGTAATAGGTATTATTGTTCGACCCTTCACGCGCTCGCAATCCACCAAAACTAATTGCCGGAATAACGATTTGACGATCGAACTTGTGATCATCTTCAACGCGAACGGTTACTGTACCTTGCGGATAGCCACCATAACCATTATCAACGTTAACATCACGGTGTGGGAACTTACGACCAATCACCTTAACGAAATCACCCTTAACCTGAGTAGCTTCAAGCATACCCTTAATAACACAGCTAGAGTTAATCGTGACGTTGTTCAGAGTACCGGAATCAGCCGTGATATTACCTTTAACGGTAGCGTTCATGAACGTAGCACTACCGTTCTTATTGATATGCCATCCGGTAGATCCGTTCCAGTTGGAAGACTGGATATAGTTACCGATTTTAGCGTTATCAATTGCGCCATTTACAATCTTGGCGTTGGTGATCGCGCCGTCTTGGATTTTCGCTGAATTGATCGCAGCATTGCCAATTTTAGCCGTGGTGATACTAGCATCAGTAATCTGTGCTGATCCGATTGAGGCATTACGAATCATCGCATTATCGAGATAAACCTTGTTACCTTCGATACCAAACGGGCAAACATCGGTCCCGTTCTGCGGAGCTACAGCAATTTTATCAGCCGTAAAGATGATTTTAGTCGGTTGTGCCGGATCGTTAGTTGCGCTCATGTGAATGCCAGCCACGCGACCATCTGCATTAACTGCTAGATTGTATTTGCTGTTAATGGTTCCCTTCAAAGCATCGATCTTAACGTCCGCTTCCTGATTCACACCAGCAATCTTGCCATCCATTTCTACCCGAACTTGGTCAATCTTACTTGCGCTTGCTGCTTCACTGGTAGCAATAGCTTGTTTCAGGGTTGTAGCGGAGGCGCTAACTTCTTTGGTGATATCGCCTTTCAGTTCAGCTTTAACCTGATCAATCTTAGTTGAACTTGCCTTATCACCAGAAGCAATCAGACTCTTTAAGGTATCGGCTGAGGCTTGAACAGTTTTACCCGTCTCGGTAGTGATTTGCTTATGCATTGCATCAATTTTAGCATCGGCATTAGCGCCAGCTTGAGCAATAGCATCAGCGATGGTTTCATCTAAGCGATCTTGTAAACCAATCAGGTCTTCCAGTGCTTCTTTGTCCTGATCGTCCCAGCTAATGGTAGATTTCATTTGCATGAAATACGGTTCAGACCAAACAGCATCATCCATACCGAAAATATCGTAGTGAGCACCACGGATATAATAATCACCGTCAGCAATATCAAAGGAAGTATGGCTAACACTATTCGTGCTTACTGCCCTTGCATCTGAGAAAGTGTTGTCGGTTGCATACTGGATGATTGACCCTGCATAGTCATGTTCTACGTCATCCGCCCAGCTAACAAACGCAGTATTAAAGCCACCACGCGCACTAAAACCTTTCATTGGCTTATGTTGTGGGTTGATAGCCACTAAACGCGCTGGGGCGCTCTCTGAGTTGTTATAGCCCTTAGCTGATACTTCTACCGTCAGTTGACGCGAAAGGCCGTTAAACTGGTTCATATCAAGCGTATAAGTCCATGATTCAGGATCGCGGGTACGGTACTGAATAGACTTACCAGCCTTGTTAGTCACCTTGATAATGTATGCTTCAAACAGGTCACTAAACTTGTTAGTTTCACCGTTGATCATCACATCTAATTGTTGCTGGTTTTCCCATTCGATAATCAGATCATTACCTTCGAAAGTTCCTGGCGTGCTACCCTGATTTTTGATTCGAATAACCGGAGTCGGCAATTCATAGGTAACGGTAGGATTCTGGTTAACCAGTTCTACCCAATCGGATCGCGCGATGATACCGAAAGCACAAACTCGGTAATCGTAGGAACGATCTTTTGCCAGTGCATTGACACTGAAAATTTGCTGTGAAGTCTGTCCCAACTTAATCCAGTTAGGTGATCCGCTTACACGGTAATCAATCTGGAAGCCGTAGCGGTTAAAATCTTCCGGTGCATCCCATGTCAAAGTAACGTTTTTACCGTAAATCGTCTCGCCAGTTGCCTTAATTCTGAAATTAGTAGGCTTCTGTACTGTCATTGAATCCGGTAAACCACTTGGTCTATTGTCTGGAGTTGCCGCATAGTTCAGGTCAGTATAAACCTGAGAATTATATTCTGTAGCGGTGATAGTCATCATCCCAGCAATACCAGAATCAATAGAACGATCAATTGCGGTAATACGCCAAAGTGAATTATTCAGTTTCAATTCATCATAGGTTACGCTGATAACGTCCCAAACTTCGGCAGTGAATGCGTCAGTAGTCATAAAGCTGATAACCTGAGTGATACGAGATTTATTTCGTTCTACACTCGCAAGTTTATCAATCTGGGCTTTAGACTTAACAAAACGATATTCAATATCTTTAGCGATAATTCGACCATCTTGACGAATAGTAGCATCGTTTTCAGCATCAGCCGGATAACGTAGCATTTGCTCGGAATAGTCAATTGATGGTTCCTGATACATCGCGTTAATGGTATTGAAATAACCGTTAGTGCCACCTGTTTTCAGTGATACCTTACCCATCATGATATTGTCTTCATTGAAGGTATGCTTAACAATATCAGGAGCATCCAGTTTCAGGGTAATTCTTCCGAAGGATTCGAACATCACCCCGCCGAAAGTCTGCATAAGGCTAGTTAAGTTCTCTTTAAAGCTGGCGTTCGGATCACATGCACCGTTTGAATGCAAATCCATCTGGCGTACTTGCTTACGTACTTTCAGGAATGAATCAACGTTAATGTTTTCAATTGGTACGGATAAGCCATATTTTTCATTTGTTAGGTAGTGGAAAATCTGGTCCACGCCGTTAGTGCTAGCCTCAATAGCATTGGTTTCAAGGTTACGAATCTTTAAGCCCATAACATCGACTGCCACTTGGCTATTTGGTTGAAGGATATCAACACCAGCAGCAAGAGATTTGTCATCACGACGTAACACAATACACATGGTTGCAATGCCGTTACCCTTGTAAGCATCGGTCCAGTCTGAGCCTAAATGCTGTTTTGCCAGTGACAAAGCGGTGTTAGGATTCTTACCCGTGCGGAACTCAACCTCCAACACTTTCCGGTATTCTTCTTTAATGTTGCCCTTATCGAGAATGCCATCACGGATCGTCATGTTCTTACCAACAAGAACATTTTTATTATCGATAAACAGTGCTTTGTAGTGGTCGATTTCACCCTCTGCTACAGCGAAGATTTGCACTAACTTATTGTTTTCTCTTTTAGAAATTGCTTTGTAAACGCAGTTTGTACCAGTACGGGTAACACCGAAAAGAACGGGTAATACTGTCTTCGGATCGTTTGATGTTCCTAGTGTCACCGCATTATCTGGGCTTTGTACTTTAGGTGTTTTTGGTGCGCCTACAGTGGAAGCGATCAAGGTCATTGCACCAGCAGCCATACCGATAGCGACTGCGGTCATAACAGAAAATGTTGCGGCTGCCGCCATCCCCGCCGAAGCACCAGCGATCACCGCGCCTACCAATATTTCAAATCCCATTATTCACCCCCGAATCTATAAACTTGTTCATAGTCAATGTCTGAAACAGGAATGGTCATCCAGATACCATCTTCTTCAACGAGGCCATAACCGGAATAATGAGGAACTACGGAATAATAATTACGGTTTCCTAATTTGTGGGCTGTGACCAGTAAGTCGCCGTCCTGTAAATCATCAGTGACTAATTTGAAATGTTTCTTTATTGGTTGAAGGATGTTTGAATATCCGCTTAATTCTTTGCAGATTTTCAAGCCTTCTTCTTTAGTTGAATATTTTTTATAAAGAGAATTATATAGGTCAGTACCAGCGAGAATATCGATGATCTTACATGCAATGAGATTGCAATCATTCTCGCCTTGAACGAACTCCTGACCTATTAAAGAATTGATGTAATCGGTGATAAGCCTAGTTTTTAGCATGTTGAATACCTCCATGCTGTTATTTACTAGGCTTAGGGAGAAGGGATTATTTCTTAGAGCTAAACCACTTCGACTCGCTTTGCCACTTCCCGGCACGAGAGAAGAATAGATCGTTCTCGTTTCCAACATAGGATCGGTGGATACCATCGGAGGCATGACTACGAGCGTTTTTATCTAGAACTTCCCAGATACTATTAAGCTGAAATTCTGATTCGTTTTTACACTCATCATCTTCATGTTCGATGTTAATACCGATGGAATCGACTACCCCACGGAAAACAGGGTAAGTAGTTTCAACCTTGCCCGTGTTGGGGTTAAGGAAAACCATCTCGATTTTCACATCAGATTTATCGAATTGCTTGTTTCGAATCAGGCTAATGTATTCTTCGCGAACGTTAGAAACAGTTACGTTGATCCCGTTGTTGTTGATCTCCTTCTCTTCGGTATTCGATGAGATTTGAAGAAAATCACCCGTTGCGAGATATGTAAAACCGTTATAGTCCAAATCGAAATACCCATCTGTAAGCCGTAGAACGTCCCCTGACGCTGTTATCACTTCGATAATGTGAAACATCGAGCCAGTAGAGAAAAGCTGCGGTAGAGTCAATCTAGACACATTCTGACCTGTCTGGTCGTTGTATACCTCGATGAAGTCCAGATTAGTGCATAGTTTGCTGAATGATTCCTGAATAGTTGCCATTATACATTCTCCACTAATTCGAATTTCATCTTGCCAATCTGGGCGATCTTCCAATCGATATTTTCCGTTTTGAGAACAAATTCACCTTCTACGTTCTGATACTTGATCACCTCACCAGCCAGGACGTTCTGACGCAAATTAGGGAAGAGTTTCATTTCGCCACCTGATTTCACATCTTCGGTGATCGTGTAGATTTTCTTGTGGTTCTCAAACTGGATGATAGTTCCCGCTTTCAGTGTTCCGGTGAAGTTGGAGATTCTCACCTTACGCCCACCGCGAGCAGTACCAGCAGCAGCCGTAACCATCTGGCGTACATCACCTGTATATTTTGAAAAGTAAGACAGTGGCACACTAAAAGGACGACCAAAAAGGTGACGTGCTACAAATTCTTTTACTTCGTTAATATCCTGAGCCATGTAATTCGCGGTAAATTCTGCTTCGTAAAAATGAATGCCAGTAAAGCGACGTTGAAATTTACCGGAGATAGATTGCGCCTTGAAGAAAGGCTGTTTTGATTTAAGAGTAAAATCTGTGATTTTAATATTCTTGGATTTGAACATAGAAAAGCCCCCATAGTTTTATGATTATTTATGACTATGGGGGCTTTTAATTACATCTTACGGCGTTGTGCGTCTTCTACCGCCTGAGCAACTAACTTAGCGTGACGTTTGATAGCATCCATGACCATCTTGTCTGAGCTATTAACGTTGCCGTTAATGTTCAAAGGTGCGTTAACTTCAATCGGCTGAGAGTTGCCACCGCCTGATTTTTGAGCAGCAAGGAAGTCTTTCAAATCACCGTTAGTACGCTGATCAACTACTCGTTCACCCTTATCAAGCAACCATGTACCCTCACGAGGGATATTATCGATACCATCATGAGCCATACCGCTAACGTTAGTAGACTTGATGTTTGCGATGTTCCCCATGTTCTGAGAAACAGCCAATGCAGCAGCAGCGATTTTTTGACCTGTGGTTACGTTGGTCGGATCGTTCCATGCATCGGTAGCAGCCGTCCACATGTTCACCGTCGCTTGTCCGATAGAGAATGCTTTATGAGCATTGAAAGCCATCTGCATAGCTTTAGTGTTTTCCTGCCCGAAGAGAGTCATTGCAGCAGCAAAACCGCCGTACATATCATCGGCTATTGACTGGCGAGCATCAGCATATTTCTTCTCAATTGCAGCCATTCGTTTTTGATGGTTTTCATTGAGTTTTTCTAATTCTTCCATCCGTTTAGCCGGATCGGTGATCCCATCAATCTTGAGTTTATCGGTTTTATAATCTTGTTCGGCTTCCGATTTCTCTTTATCGATTGCATTAAATTTAGCAAACGGATTATTTGAGTCCTGATAGTCTAAGCTATTGGTCAACTGATTGGTTTTAAAACCATCCATTCCATGCAAAGAATCTTCAATCTGCGAATAACTTTGTTCGGTATCATTCACACGACGCATATATTCTTCGTAGGAGATAGCCTTACCATCAAGTAACCGTTTATGGCTTTCTAACTCATTATCCCTGATTTGTTGCAATTGTGTTAAAGCATTCAGAGCATCAACCGGATCAGCACCTAAAATCATCTTGTATACGTTTTCAGTATTCTGATCGATTAAGGATTGGCGTTTCGCGGCTGCGTCTTGCTGAGAGATTAAGCCCAGATCTAAAGCAGTATCCAAATCTTTCAAGCTGGCTTCTAACTGCTTGTTTTGAGAAGCAATAGACGCTGCAACTTGCCCTTGCAATTTAACATCAAGTGCATTCAGACGCTTGATTGCATCCTCACGTTCTTTCTGTGCTTTTTCTGCGGCTTCCTTAGCCTTTTTAGCTGCCTCTTCCGCTTTCTTGCGTGCTTCTTCCTCGGCTTTCTTCTCGTTGCCAGATTTACCCAATGATTCTGGTCTTACTGGTTTATTTGGTAGAGTTAAATCAGTGTTAGGATCTGCCTTGCGTGTCAGATGTTCACCAGCATCTACGACAATCAGAGCACCATTTTTCTTATAAGACCCACCAAAACGTTTCTTAAATCCTTCTACATCAAAGCCAGCAGTACGAGGATCGACACCAGCACCACGGATCGCGGCCTTTTCCCAATCTGCTAGATTATTCCAACGCTTTTCTTTATTGTACTTGTCAATAATCTTTTGAGCGTCTTTATGGTTGGTGTTAAGAATACCACCAGTTGCGGTCTTACCTTCTTTATTCAGACGGTCTAATGCCCTGAATAGAGAACTCTTTTCCCAATCAATATTAAACCATTCAAATAACCAGTTTAAGCTATCAACCAAAGGACCAGTAATGGTCATGGCTGCGCCTTTCAGGTTATTTTCCAGCTTATTAATATTCTGAGAAAATTTATCATATTTTTTAGCGTTTTCTTCGGTGACGTTAACAGATTGATTCTGAATAGCGATCATCGCCTCTTGAGCACTATTATATTTCTCAAGCTGGCTGGTCATATGGCTTGAATCACTGGCTAAAGATTCCATCATGAACTTGATTTCAGCCATTGATTTTCCGGCTTTCTTCATGTCATAGAACACTTGGATCGCCGCTTTCATACCACCTTGCGGATCTGTCATGAAGTGAGCATAGTTTTCTAACTTAAGACCAACCGATTCTAAGTCATCAGCAATACCACCACCGTTAGCCCATGCATCACCCATCTTATCTAAGGTGTCTTTGTTGATATCACCGAATTTTTCAACTGTTAGGCCAGTACCAGAAAATTCCTTTTCCAGTCTTTGAAGGGATTCAATCGAGAGTCCGGTCGCCTTAGATACTTCTGAATATTGTTTAACGTATTCCGCGCCAGCTTTAGCGGCTGCAACCACTGCGGTCGCAACTAAGCCGATACCACCAGCAGCCAAACCAGCAGAGCCAGCGATCCCACGAAGAGATCCAGTCAGACCAGATAAGCCACCACCAAAATCAATATTACTTGCCTTTTCAGACAAACTATCGAGAAGGTCGGCGGCTTCATTGGTACTTCTCCTTAGACCTTTATTATCCCCTTCTATTGTTACTATATGTTTTGTCATAAATTACCCCTTTAACCGCTTCTGAGTTTCTCAAGCAAAGATGGATCAAACATGTTCAGCATTGCCGCTTTACGTTCTTCTTCTTTCTTGCGTGCAATTTCTTCCAGTTCTTCTTTAGTTTTAAAGAGTTTTTCTTCTCTAATTAATTGGAATTGGCTAGGCTTGAGTTTGCGTGCAGTTTCGCGTGTCATTCCTTGCGACGTCATATACATGGAATATTGCAACATCGCATTCTGCATATCATGAAACGCGGGGCTTTGTGGTTCTAAGTAGGTGTCGAAAATGTATAATTTCCAAAACAGAGTGATTGGCATATTATCCATTTCATCTTTACTAAGCCCCGATCGCATCATTTGCCGAAAATAGAAATTCAGAAGCGGGTTTACTTTACCTCGTTTTCAATTACTGTCGGATCTTGCATCAATGACGCTTGAGCAACCAAACCGATTAATTCACTGCGGACGTTAGTATACAGTGCCTTAACTTGTTCCATAGATTCAAATACTGGTTTACCGTCTTCATCTTCAATACAACGAAGAATAGAACGTTCATCACGGTCATCTTTATCGGTATTGAAAACATGTTCGTTAAATTCTTTTACTGACATAGGGCGAGCATAGAAAGTGAATCCACCGATGGTCAGAGATTCGCGTTTCGGAGAAAGAGCTTTCAGCATTTCATTAATATTCATTCTTGTTTCCTCTTAAGTTAATTCGATATGTTTATTTAGAATTTAAGAGATTTTCAAAGTCTGCTTAGTGCCAGTCTTCTTAATGTTATTGAGGAAAGCTGCCGGAGGATTGCTTAACCAGTAGTAATGAAAACCACTTTGCATACTGTTATAAGGAACAGTGACAGCAGCACCACCCAAATTAACGGTTATATTCCCCGCTCTACCGTTCTGGAGATATACAGCCATAGTAGGAGTACCGCCATTGAATTGACCAACGATAACGCCAATTAGACGGCCTACGCCCACGTTTTCGGGGTTCTCCATAGATCCTTTGCTTTGCATACCGGAAACAGGATAGTTTGAAGCAGTTACACCCCAGTTATTACCCAATGAAGTAGACCACGATGCAGTAGCTACAACCGTATCCATACCACGACCAGCCATTGCCGACATATTACGCGGAGCCGGAACTTTTAAAGCTGTTAATGCTTCTTTCATCCATCGCTTACCCGTCACCGATACAGCAGATGATCCGACCCAGCCGGGCTTATTAACGACATTTGCCATTTTGATTACTCCAATAAAAAAGCCCCACCATTAAGGCAGGGCTTAAAATTAATTCTTAGCCTTGCGGCCTCGTTTTGCTGTGGCTTTCGCCGTAACTTCTTCTACTTCTGGAATCACCACCGCTTCATGTTCCGGTAGTGGTTCCGGTTCTATTAAAGGAAGTTCTTCGTTAGTTCATCCGGCAGTGAAGATTTCCTGTTTGATCGGCTTTCCGTCCACCGCGAAGGTAAACTCTTTGGTTACAACTTCTTCATCGCCACCGTTCATAGCAACTTTAGAAATAAAGCCGTTGAAAGCGGTGCGAATACCAGTCTGTTTTGCTGCATCAACATAGTATTCAATCTTAATCTGAATTCGAGTACCGTCTTCGGCAGCTTTAATGAGCTTCTCGTGCACCGCATCGCCTGGGATGTAGTTAACGGTCAGAGTCAGATCAGGAACGTTCAGTTTCCCTACCAGCTTACGGTTATACTGAGAAGAGAAGGATTTAACTTCTACAGTACCGCGCTCGATACCAGTTTCAGGAAAACCAGCACACTCTTTAATTTCTTCGTAACCGGAGTGATCGAGAGCGGTGTTAGTGGTATCAGCGTGATAGAACAGACTTACCAGACCACCAGTAAAAATATCATTAAATTGAGACATAGAATTACCCCTTAATTAAAATTGTTATTACGGGGGAACTAGTCCCCCGACTTTTATTATTTAGTTGCTTTGAGTTCGGCAATCTCTTTAGTCAATGCTTCAATCTTAGCTTGATATTTGGCGTCCATTTCCTGAATAGCTTTAATAATCAAGGCATTAACAGCAGAGTTAGAAATAGTCTTAATTGCTTCCGGTTGTTCTGGATCTTCGGTGGATTGAATACCTACTGCTTCCGGCAACACTTCTTCCAGATCCTGAGCAATAATACCTACTTCGCGTTTAATCACTGTGTCATCTGAAAGAGATTTAACTTTATCGTAGGTGTAGACTTTCAGGGAGTTTACTTTCTCTAATGCGCCGTCCTGTAATTCTTCCTTGTTAATCTTCAAACGGGAGTCAGAGCGAATGTAAACATCGTTAAAGCTACCGTTACGACCTGCGGTAAAGTCACCATCCATAGTAAATTCCCAGCGTGCTTGCTGCCCGTTGGCGTTATCGCCACGCATACGGATAATACCAGTACGCCAACCGTGAGTCGAACCGCTACCCGTCCAACCAAACTCGAAGGACTGACGATAACCAACATCACCTAAGTTACTATAGCCAGCGATAATAGGGAAATATGCACCAGACCCCTTAATACTATCCATGTTAACCAAGAATGGAGCACGGTCACGAGTTACATCAGAGATATCGGAATAACCTAAACCATTTTTGTTAGCAACAACAACACGACGGTTAAAGGTAATGCCGCCAGATGTGTGACGAACAACATTAACGTTATTAGCGTAGGTATCAAGGACACCATCACCGTTTTGTTTAAATCCAGTATCACTATCGCCTAAAACAATAGAATTTCCACCCAATCCGTTAGCAACACCAACACCAAAACCGCTATTAAACTTAGGAATGGTTGCATCCTGACTAATAGACAGTTGGGGAGCGTTAATTTTACCGTTTACGCTAAACTCGATTGCGGTAGTACCAGGACCGCCAGCACGCTGTGTGTAGAAATGCCAGCCGCTTTCATCTGCGCATTCTAATACTTGTTTACGAGTATCATTACCCCATGCACGAATATTGAAGCTAGATTGTCCGGTATTCTTACCCCATCTCATTTGACCAGCAACTTCAAGATCACCTAAGAAATATGCCTTTAGTCCACCTGTAGCCATATTACGTTCGGTGCTGAAATGGCGACCTTTGCTGTCTTCGAGGTATAAAACGTTATCACGGGCGTTGTTGCTATCGCCCCAATGATTAAATCGAATATAATCACGCGATCCAGAACGCCCAGCGTCGAAAGTCAAAAAACCTTTCTTAATGTAAACGTCATTACTAAAACGAGCGGCACGGCTTGCACGTTCTAACGTTAATGCATCTTCGTTACCATCACCGCCTAATTGAACGTTACCGGAAGTCAGATCATAAATGAATGGTCGATAAGTATTCCAACCACCAAACTTATCGTTTTCAGCCGTTGACAGAAGATAAACTTTTGCGGAGTCATTGCGCCAAAATGCACCATAATTGCCGTAAATCATACGGAATGCATTTGAGTTAGCAGCTACATACTCGCCGTTTGTATATACAATTTTAGTTGCACCAGTGGTAATAGAGCATTGACCGTTAGCTTCTAGCTGAAATGAGTTTTTCCCCTGATCGCTATACCATTGGAAGTTATTTGTTTCAGCACTACCAAAACCAATCCAACCTTGACGAGCATTAGCACCATTGCGGCGGTCTTGCCATTCAATATAGTTTGATTGATTACTAGGACGCTCTAATCTAAGAACGTTTTGTCCGGCATCAAATACACCTTTACCAGTAAACATGGTGCGACCAGTGATTCGTAGAACTTCGCTAGAATCGGTAGTACCAGTCGCTAAACGATAAACGTTACCTTGAACAGTTTCATGCCAGATTGTTTCTGCGGCTTTACTACGGAATTTACGAAGATATTTTTTACCAGTACCTGAATCGTTATTCAAACTGACAATATCATATGTACCCTGTCCGTTATTATCAAACATCAACGTTCCGGCCTTGTTTTCGGTGTTGAACATTGTAATAACACGTCCATCTGTAACACCAGTAGACGGCTTAACGTTAGTCATAGCTGGGGTGTCATGAACAGTCAGTGAAACACCGCTAGTCTTACCATATTCGACAATAACGTTATCAGTATAACGACCGTAGTTAACGTAAATGTCGTAGTTATCACCGGAAGTATTAACCGCAAATACTTGATGAACGTTCAAAGAGTTTCGACGATAAGCAGCAATACTAACGCCTTTCGGGTTATTGTTACCGGAACGGATAACAATTTCAAGGAAATCAACCTGATCATAGGAGTTAACGTTATAACCATTACCACCGAAGATACGAAGCATTACCATACGACCATTTTGTGGGATCGTAGCCGTAGCAATCTTGAAATAAGCACGGGATTCACTACCAGAAGGAACAGACATTGTGACATTTTTAATAAACATCTTATCAATTTCGCCTTTGGTATATGCGCCAATTTCAGCAGGAGTCGGTTTATCCCCTTCGTGATACATTTTATAGCTAAACGCTTTTTGTCCCTGAGCATCAAAACCATAGGTTTCAACACGAGATCCGCCAGACGCATAACGGAAAGTAAATCCTCGACCATGCGCTTTACCGGAAGAGTGAGGAACGTTAAGGGTTAGATCCATGAGTCCATCTTGACCATTGGTACGGAATGCACCGAAGTAATTAAGATCTCTCGCGGTTGAATCTTCCAGATAGTTACCAGTCTTGCTATACAAATACGCGCCGTGATAGGTCTTTGTGTTCTTCTTGATATATGCTGCGTTAGCACTACCTTCAATACCATCAATTCGCTTGTTGGCGGCTGTAATTGCGGCATCGGTCGATGATTTGTTCTGGTCTACCTTGTTGTTAATAGCGGTATGGTTACTATTCACAGTGCCAGTAAGGTTACTGATTTTAGTATCAGCATCTTTCTTGTTGTCGGAAACGACCTTTTCAATCGCTGTTTTGTTAGCTGCAACCGTGCTAGTTAAGCTAGAAATTTTGTTATCTGCATCGGTTTTATTTGCAGTAACAGTTTTAGTTAAGTTGCTAACGTTGGTGTTAGTGGTATTAACCTTGTTGTTAATCGCGGTGTTATTGTCAGTGACCGTTTTCGTTAAAGCTGCATGTTTGCTATCTGCATCAGATTTGTTTGCGGCAACGGTTCTTTCAATTGCGGTCTTATTCGCAGATACGGTCCCCGTAAGGTTATTGATCTTAGTGTCGGCATCGGTTTTATTTGCCGTAACTGTCTGGGTTAAGTTACTAACAGTGGTGTTGGTAGCATCAATGCGCTTATTGGTTGCGGTGTCTTTAGCGGTAATAGTCTGATTCAGTTCAGCTTTAACACTAGCCAGATTATTAGCGGCCTCTTGTTTGTTGGAAGCAATAACACGGTCAGTGCTAGTTTTATTCTGGTCTACTTTCGTGTTAAGTTCAGCGTGTTTTTCTGGAGAAACAGAGATTTGAACTACTGCGTTATTTTTATCTTTGGTATACAGAACGTGATCAGCAAGGTTAATAGCCAATTCACCCTGTGATAATTGTTCCGGCGTTGGTTTTTTACCAGCCGTTTGTGTGCGTTTAAATTGGATTGATTGCATCTAGAATCACCTCACTATAAAACAGGAATAAGGGAGGCGTTAACCTCCCCGCGTCATGTTTTATTTAGGTAGGAGAATCCTTAGTATTCGCCGAAATCGATCCGGTCAGTCTTAGCCACTGCGCCAATTTCGCTAGGTGTCGGTTTCTCGTTTGTAGAATAGACTTTAATCCATTCAGATTTACCGTTTTCCTGAATATTTCGGACGCGTAAACGCGGTGCGCCAGAAGTATTACAGGTTAATTGCCATGCGCCATGCTCATTAGCTTGAAGATGAATTAACGATGTATCAGCACCATAAGGGTTAGTGCTAGCAGTTCCCTTGTAAGTTACGAAACGGTTTCCTGTCAGAGATTCACTATCAATAGGACCACTGAAAGGATTTACACCAGCACCGATACCAAAATCACCCTGACGTAAGATCCGGCCTTCGGTAGCAATACCCCTTGCCAAAATCCCGCCATCTGGTTCAAGTTTAAATTCCAGTGTTACAGCTTTGTTATCTGCGCCACGGGTTTTGTGACTAGTGACATAAGCGTCATAGATGACATAGTAACCAGTGTTAGCAGCACTATAGCCAGAGTTCACAACATAGAACATACGGAAGCGTAAAGGTGTTTTATCCTCTACCGCTTTCATCAACATTGCTTGATGTTCATCGTCAAGAACACGGTTTAATGTGAGTGTTGTCGGTTCCAGTCTACGATAACCAGCAAGTTTCCCCGTAGCGTCCTGATCGTACTCTTCCAGAGTTTCTATCTCTGTGGATTCGGTTAGCGTAGGGAATGCTGCGATGTTCTCCATAGAACTAAAGCTAGGATCGAAAAAGTCGACCTGATTGTCTATCTGGTTAGAGATCGACACTTCAACATGTGATCCAGTGAAAATATCTAAGTTATCTTGTGTAATATTCATTATTACCCCTTAAAAACGCGCTAGATAAGAAAATTTAAGGCTAAGTGTCCCAACGATACCCCCATCACTAGAATCATCGTCATAATCGGTATTAGAGGCTACTGGAGTGATATCTGAAATAGAGAAGCCCAAATCTTTAAAACGTGGGTTATCCGGCTGAATCTGGATTATCTGGCAAATACCCTCATGGATTTTTGTTTCATGAATCTGAGAATATAATTGCATTTCGATAACGCATTCAGCTTGCATTGCATTACCACCACGGACCCTAGTGTAAGTCTCATTCATGCCAGTAATCCAACAAACCACGTCATCACTAAAACCTTGCTGAGTTTGTTCTACGTTTAAAGCCAGACCTAAATCTTGTTCGATAATATCTTGCAAGGCGCGTTTGATTTTCAGTCTAGGCATATTATTAACGGTAGCGAGCATGTGTACCCCCTGCCAGAGTAATAAAGCAATCAGTGGTATTATCACCATTGCGCTTAACGTATTGAACTTTGAAACGCTGGTTTTCTACAATGACAATATCACCCTGATTTAAGTCTCCCTCACGACAGAATAGAAATTCGGTTTCTGTCATTACCCCCGATTCGTCGGTAGTAGTAATTTCATGATAAGCACGAATTGATTTACCACCTTCCACCGAAAATACAGGAGCACTCTTAAACATTCTTGATAATTGTGATTCTGATAATTTGAACATAGTTACCCCCTTTATGGAGTATTTACATACAAAAAAGCCCCGCACTAGGCAGGGCTAATTATCATTCTTTAGGCTTGCGGCCTCGTTTTGCTGTGGCTTTCGCCGTAACCGTCTGGGATTCTTCTTCCGGTTTAGGAATCAGATTTTCTTCCCCCGAATCGGGGGAAGGTTCAGAAGGTTCTACAGGAGTTCAGTCAACTTTTTTCTGAACTACGGTCAGTGCGCTATGGTCCATAACAGCCCAATCCAGATCAGCCCATACACGGAAGTACAGGTTGCCAGCCGCGCGACCTGTGGTATCGTCGCAATCCAGTTCCAGCGATCCGAAGTCTGCAACAACAAGGGAGCTAAAGTCACCAAACAGCATGGTATCCTGAGCAACTACACCAGAGCCATAGATCGGACGGTTAACCAGTTTATCGCCTTCTACCAGGAAGCCCGGAACATTAGCTGCTTTGAGTTGCGCTGCCAGTTCAGCTTTAACAACACCACGGGTAGCAAATGCCAGATCCGCTTCGTTATAACCTTTGTCGGTCAGTTCAGCTACCAGTTTCAGGAACTCGGCATAGGTCCAATCAATCTGTTTAACTTTGCCAGCGTCGGTCAGGATCTTAGTCAGACCATCACGAGCGTTAGTGTTAGCAGCATTGGACAGAATCGCTTTTTCCAGAGCGATAGCACTGTGTTTCAGCATGTGCTCACCAACGATAGCGCCAATATTGGGCAGTGTGATTGCAGCCTGACGCGTTACAGGAACAATTCCGTTAAAAGTCTTGAGAGTCATCGGCTGCGCTGCAAACTTAATAGTACCTTCACCAGCGGATTGACCTTCTGCAACAAAACCGAAGTTTTCCAGATTGCTGGAAGTCAGAGACGGCAGAGAAACAGGACCAGTTGCGTTAATGGTACGCACACCCAATTTACCCAGAATAGAACGTTCCATGATCATATCAACGAAGCAATCATGGCGGATTTCTTCACCAACTACTGGTTTCAGAGATTCCATGTTCTGGCTAGCACGCAGAGCGGACGCCGGAATGAATACGGAGTTAGAACGCTGCGCACGACCACGCGCTGCGGCTTTACGTGCTTCTTCCTGAGAATATTCAGCTTCTGCGCCAGTCAGGGCTTTACCCTCTGCGATTGCACGTACAGCTTTATTAAGATCGAAACGGGATTCCAGAGTTTTAATGGTATCGGTCATGGTAATTTTTCCTTTAACAAAAGTTTTAGATTCGGTAGTATTTAGTGCGCGTGCTTTTTCTTTAAAATTTTCAATAGTCACGGCACTATCTTTAATTGCAGCTTCAATCACGTCTTCGGAGATATTTAGATGTTTTCCGATAGCACGAATTTCGGCGGTATCTTCGCGAGAACGTTCAAACGGTTTTTCTTCGTCTTCAATCTTTTCTTCTTCGACTGGTTCGGATGTATTTTCCGTTTCGTCGTTCTCGTCTGTATCTTTATTTAGTTCTTCTGTTTCTTCCGGTTCATCTTCGGAACGTTCTTCTTTTTCTTCTGGCGTTACTTCTTGCGGTTCTTCCACATCTTCGCCACTGTCAGCACTATTTCCAGAATCGGAATCAATTTCTTCATTTTCTTGTTCCTCTTTCTCTTCTTCGGAACGTTTTTCTTCATCTTCCGGTTTAATTTCTTCGACCGGAGTATCTTTAATTTCGTCTTCCACTTGTTCACCCTCCAAAACAATCATTTCGTTGTCTGTATTTAGAGAGCGTCCAACACCCGCATTAAATGGATCTGCGGCACACGTTACAAGACTGCATTCGAAAGGTTGCCAGCGTGTAACATAATAGATCCCTTTGTTAAAATCGGCTTTGCCATCAAGAACGTTATAACCGACGCTAACTTGTGAAAGTGTTCCCTCTTTTACCTTCTCAAAGCATTCATTAGCCAGTTGGCCTACTTTGGAGAATTGGACAAGGCAACGACCTACACGGTCTTCGTCAATACGAGCGGAGCCAGGAACAATCTTGCCGATATGAAGATCCAGATTGTGATTAAACAGAAGACTTGCGTTAGTCTCGTTTAAAACGGATAGATCAACCGCTGATTCATCGTGTACGAGAATCTCTTTTAATTCGACTTGCTCGCCGTCCTGATTCATGTAATAACGTGTATAAGGAGCCTCGCTTGAGAAAGCCAATTCAATAATTCGTTCGTCTTTTTCTTCGATAAAATCAGGGGTATCTACCGCAACACTACGACGGAATTGTTTTGTTGTCATAGATCACCTTGAAAATTATTGGGGGCATTGCGCCCCGTTGGGTTATTCATTTTGAGTATCAGGAGATTTTTCTTTTTCAGTCTCACCCTCACTCACGACGCATGTATTTAGCATGTGTTTTTCTGCCTCAATTTCTTTAAAGACCTGAGACGGATCTTGACCCATTTCCATAATGACCTGAGCTTTAGACTTCAATCCGCTTTCTATTAACAGAACTTCACTCTGAATATCTTTGATCGGTTCAATAGACGTAACGCGAGGTCTAATAATTGTCGTTGCATCCAAAATAGAATCGATCTGCGTCATGCGAACATTGATTTTTGAGTTAATTACCGCGTGACGTAAAAACGCCTCAAATAATGGAAGAATAACAGTATCAACTAAGCGATCTTGATGCGTCTTGAAGCGAGCGGATTCAATATTATGACCGAATTTTGCTGATGAGTAGTTAATAGAACTTGTATCTCCTGTAAGAGCTTGTTTAAAGCTAGACAGACCCATAGAAATAGAAGTCAGCATTGCTTCATTGAATTTTTCGAAATCATCGCCGCCTTGAGTTGATTGTACCGTTTTAACGTCTTGCCCCGGTTCCAGTATATTGATAGTACCCGGTTCGAAGTCAGTGATCATTGTTGGCGGTTGATAGTTTTCCGTGTCATCTTCACCAACATCAAATGAATCTTGATTTTCTTTATCGCTTGTGATAAAGGCCATGCTGCTTGCGTGCACGCGCTTACCGATTATTACAGTCTCGCGGAACGCTTCAAGATGAGCTATATCTTTGATTATTGGCAAGAAATCAGTAATACCACGTAATGCGTCGGCTGTACCAGGGATAAAGTAATGCAGCACTCTTTCCGCCGGGATTCGTACACGTTCGCCAGTAAAGGACTGAGTAAACAGGTCACGACGCCTAAACCAATATGCAACGGGCTTTTCATCTTCATATTCGATGCCAGCGTAAACGACATTACCGTTATCTAAGGTGCGCTGATCTGACCAATCAACACAATCCGCACCATAAATGGATACTTGCAGATCCTTACCATCTTCATGGAGTACCAGAAACGCATCACCACCCATCACGCGCTCTTTTTCCATCAACTTTAAGCATTCAAGGAAGTTAATCTTTCCGATGCGCGAGAATCGTTTCTGAGAGCTAGCCCAACGCCAAAAAGCATTCTCAATAGCGGTGTTAGTGGTTGCGTCCAGCTTTTCCCCTTTCATAACGAAGGTTCGAGGCTGTAAGCCAGTACCTACCACGGAATCAATAACGTGTTGGCAATAACGGGAGCCAATAGAAGTGTTTAACGCAAGATAACGGCCTTGATTGTATAGACGTGATGCGGACCCCTTAATCGCGCTGTTAATGCTGCCAGTGATGACATTACGCGCCATACTTCCTTCAATGCGGTCGCTTTCAACCAATCCCAAAGAGCGTTTATGTAAGTCTTTGGTAAATTCTTCAATCTTGCGATCTACAAATAATTTGCGGTGTTGGCGAATACCGATTTTCTTAACCGGATTCACGGGCATATCTTTTTTGCGTTTGAAAAAATTAAACATGTTAAATCCTTATCGAGTTAAGCGTACTTTAATCGGTGTAATTGGTGAGTAATTGCCAGCCTTGCGCCGTTCTTGCTGAATGAGTTTTACGAGTTGTTTTTCGTAATCCCTTTTCAGTTGTTGTAAAACCGCAATTGACTCGTAGGTAAACGAATTACCCTTTATCGTCATTGCAGATAACGCACTTTCATCATTGGCTAGGCGCGCATAGATGGTATTTTCGATTAAAGCAATCGTTTCGCGCAGATATTCTTTTTTGGATTGTTTGGCGAATACTGGCAATACAGTTAATTCCTGCATTGATACCAGTTCTTCTTCCAAAGTGGTTACGATGGTATATTTACCCTCGGCAAAATCTAAGGTTTTAATCTCGTGATTAGCCGGAGTATCATCAACCTGATAAATGATACCTTTACTATTTCCTACCTGAATTGTTACACCCTCTTCATTCGCCAGCGTGATTTTTTCACCTTTACGAATTACTAAGGGAATTAGTTCTAAACTCATAATTACCCCTTATTTAATTGTTATTGGATTAACAATATTTAGGAGTAAGCCGCCCCGAAGGACGGCGAGTTATTAGAACGATGTTACCCAGCTACGGCCTCTATTTGGGCGTCTGGCGATGTTTTGACGTTGTGGTCGTGTGATTGGCTTAGTTTCTTCGATTTGCTCGTCAGATTGCGTTTCAGGAGCTTTTACGGGTTCTTCTGGTTCACGGTTCAAACTATCTTTGATGGCTTCGAGTTTTTCCCATGACATTTTATTGAGTACATGGCGAGAAGCAGCATAGGAATAAGCCAGGCAGTCGAGAGCCTCGTTTCGTTGCTGACCAACTTTTACCCAACGTGTGGTATTACCCTGCCGTTTCAACTGTTCAGAAAGCAATTGCTCGCAATAGTCATCAGGAACGTCACCAATCTGGAAGACAGTATGAGGATCGCCATCTCTCAAGTTCCGGTTAATCATTTCACGGATCATCGTCTTAAGGTTGTTTACGCCCAGAATTTTGAGAGTAAAACCGCCCGTTCTTGTGTCCTTAGCCGGAAGGATTGGAGCATCAGCATTACTTGCGCCTTTAATGGCGCATAGGTTTTGCCACCTAGTGCAAAAACGGTAGATCACGTTTGTAGCTCGTCCGTTCGATGAGTCCACGAAAGCAGATAGCATCGGGATTCGTTCACCGGATCGGGTATAGAATTTCGCTTTCAGGAAGTTATAAAGCTGGTCATATGCTGGTGATTCGTGGCGTTCGCAGTTCACATCATAGAATGATCGGTGATCAACTACGCATATCCCCTTACGAGAGATACCCAGCAAGGTAGATTCCAGACGGTCTTTTTGCTGGTCAACTCCACCTACCAGAGCCAGTACATCATCAGGAATATTGTCTAGGCTAATATCAGTTTTCAGCGTTTCCAGTTCGTCGGCTGTGCGATCTTCGTTAAGATCATCGAAGGTTTCACCGAGGACTGTATTGTAGAACGTTGCTAGTGACATATTCGCGTAGCTATCAGCAAAGTCCACCACACACGCACGGATAGAACTAAACGGAGACATAAGGCGGTTAGCATGAAAACCGATTACTTCCGCATTTGGTTCTGTAGCAATCCATTCACCTTGAGCAACAGCACGTAGGCGATCCCCTTCTGTCCAATCAGTTTCACATGACGGGCAACGATAAACGGCAGTATCTGGATTCGGCAGTGATTTACAGTTAATCGTATGCCAATCAAAGAAAACTCTACTCCATTCCATTACGTGCTTGTGTCCGCAATGCTGGCAAACGACATGATATTTTCTCTTATCCGAGAGTTCCCATTGTTGGTTAATCGCCCCATCACGAGCGGTTGGAGTGGAAGCAATTACGATCCTTGCATCTTCCCCGAAAGTGGTTGCGCGTTGTTCCGCTAGCTGGATCGGGTTCCCTTCGTCTGACTCATCAGCCGCATCAACTTCATCAAGAATAATCAAAGGGAGTGTTTTACCGCGAAGATGTGACGGACTATTCAACGACATGAAATACATAAACGATCCGTTACGAAGCTGAATAATCGATGAGTTGTTAACGGCATTGCGATCTGATTTGTCGGTGATCATCGCCTTTAATTCTGGTGTTGCCTCTAATACTGGCTTCACCTTACCAGCGATCCAGCTATTCAACTCGCGGACATTCGATTGCAACACCCCGATATTAGTAGGGTTACTCGCGATCCGATGGAAGATAATTCCGTTAAGAATCATGGTCTTACCCAACTGTGCCGAACATTTAAACACAATTTTTCTACGGTCTTCGGTGATCGCGTCCATCATTCCACGTTGGAAGGGATGCAATTTAATTAGCGATCCGGCTTTAACACCATCGGTCGCAACTACATTAGCCTCTACCCATTCGCTAGGTTTCATGGTTTTAGGTGGACGAATTGCAGCAGAGATATTTTTGAGAATCTTTTTTAATTTTGCCTTATTAGAAATCAGTTTCATGTAATTACCCTCATTACGAAATATGAAGGTATTTATTAAATTGTTGATATTTTGATAAATACGGTATTAAGATTTAAGGAGGGTGTATGCTAATTAATCAGCAAGAAAGAGATGAATTAGCCTTGTCTTGTACCGATCATGAATATCGTTTGCCAGTAAAACATAAGCACTTAAAGACCGATTACACTACATCCGGTTTTAGTCGCGAAGAAGCGAAAGAGATTTTAATCGAGTTGTATCGCGATCATGGGTATACCGATATTCACAACTTCTTTAAGAAGCATAGAACATCACATACAGAGTTTCGGAGAGTCCGAGATTGGTTTGATTTTGATATCAAGCGTTATTATCGCATTGATGACGGTCCTATCTATCGGTTGCAGTGGAAGTCGATCCGAGAAGTGTTGAAACAGAAGAGATTGAATCACGCTATTACACGCTATCGTAACGAGGCTTTCAAGAAAGGCTATGGTGATACAAGGGAACTATTCGTTGAACTCGCTAACGTGAAGTACAGCCACTATTACAACGATCCTAAATCCTTCTTTGAAGTGCTTCGCAAGGTTGATATAAGTCGGGGTACATACTATTCACGGTTGAAGAAGTACGGGATTAAGGCAGAGTTCTTTATGTCGGTTGACGATGGAGAACTTTTTCCGATAAAATGTAAGTCACTCTAAATAAAAGTGAACATTCACTTTAATTTGGAGAAATGACTATGACTACTAAAGCTACTCGCGGTCGTCCTGCCCGTTTTAACGCTGAACAAATGGCTGATATTGCCTACGCTTATTATACAGCGGATCGTGGTAAGGAAGCGAAAGAACAGATTCTTAGTGAACATGGGATTTCAATTGCCCAATTCTATAAGAATATGAAGAAGTTAGACATTAAATTCTATGTTCAGATCGGTGATGGTCAGATCGTAGAAGCAACAGGTTTTTGAGTTTTGATTCTCTTTGCCACTCTTCGGAGTGGCTTTTTTGTATCTATAGGGTTGTCCAAAACGCCATCGGCGAGTTGGTGGAAGATGGCGCGAAAAGTCGCGTGATGTAGGTATGAAAAAGCCCCGCACGAGGCGAGGCTAAAAATTATTACAGTCCGAAGACTTCCAGTGATCCAACATTCTGGCGGAGACGTTCAGCCGCTTTATTTTGAATCAGAATAGTGTTGTTCGGCTTAGGAAGATTCAGAGTTGCTTTTTGTTCTTCTTCCAGAACACCCAATTCAACCAGCACCGGAAGCACATCAACAGTAAACTCAAGCTGGTAGTGAGCATTCATGCGGCAGAAAGACAGAGAAGAGTCATTAGCAACATACCCACACGGCTTGTTATTTTCATCATAGACGCGCTCAATGTATCCAGCAGTACGTAAGGCCGTCAGTGCTTCTTTAACCTTCGTAGCGCCCTTTTTAGCGCCTAACAGACGTGTCATTGAATGGCTGTCTACAGACTTACGAACATGAAGTTCAATCAGCTTTTTATTTTCACGAGTTTTCTTTAACGCCAGTTCGATCCAGTCGGTTTCTTCAAAGTCTGCATACGGGTTAACGGCTAAACGTTCCTGACGCAGTTTTTCATTTTCTTCTTTCAGTCGTTTCCATTCCTGAATAACGATCATTCGACGCTTAACATCGTAACCAGTGACAAGAGTCAGCGTCATTTCTTCGTCAAGGTGATATTCGGTTTGTTCACGTCCACACTGATCAAGATAGGTGCGCTCAAAACTGAGCACATCTAATTCCAGAGCATCGAGCATGGATTTAATATCACGTTTAACGTTTTTATGCTCTTTTCCGGTAAATTCAGCGATCTGACGAGAAGACATGGTCAGCGGTTTGGTGTTATCAACAACCAGAGACACGGAAGCAGGTTTAATAGCAGTATTCATAGTAGTAACAGTATTCATAGTAAAAATTCCCCTTAAACGGTTTAGTGATTTGGTCCTCCTAGTTCCGGCAGCATCACCGGAACAATTTTATTTATAAGAAGTTTTTATCTCATTTAGATTCAGCAATCGCGCGATCAATTTCTTCTTGAATGCGACGCTGGCGTTCATGGAAGTCAACCATTGAGAAATTCAGGTTTGGGGTCCACGGTTTGCGGTTCGGGGTTTTACGTCCATCAATTTTCTTAGTAGTGTTCATAATTAACATCCTCTTTACAAATCTAGGTCAAATAGGATCAAAGTTGTCAAGTGCGATAATCATAAAAAAGTCAGAAATTTTTGTCAATGCCCCCTTGACAAGACGCCAAGGGGTTGACCTAACTTACAGCATATCTAAGCCTTCGTCGTAACCGTAGAAGCCATTCTGAGAAGAAAAACAGATTGGTGCGTAGTCGTCGTCATCTTCGTCTTGTTCATCTTCTTCTGGGGCTTCCTGAGCGGTTTCTTTGCCGTAGTTAAACATTGCTTCATCCAGTTCATAGACAGTAACGAAGCTACCCAGGTCAATGTCACCGGAACGGACTTCAAACGGAAGATCATCACGAACAATAATTGCTGGTAGATCCTGGTACTTTAAGCGTTCTTCATCGGTGAAGACGTTAACAACAATGGTCGGCTTCTTATTACGGTAAAACGCATACCATGCACTAGAGAAATGGGATTCATCAGAGTTGAAAAGGATGTTATAACCACGTTCACGGAACATCTTCATTAACTTGTCATTGTGGAAGCTATCAGAATCCAGACCCAGAAGGATAAAAGGAGTAGTGGTAGTCATCTTGTGGTTCATAGTGGAAATTCTCTAAAAGAAAGTGAATCAATCTAATATTATTTATAAAGAGAAAATTCTTGTTATTATGAAAGGTGATTGTATTCAGTCGGGCAAAGCCCTCCTTCATAGATTTTGAATAAATCATCATCAAAACGAAGAAGTATCTTTAGAATATAAGAATCTTTCTTTTGGAGAAATAATAATCAGGAAGCAATTTGGCAACCGAAGGTTGCAATCCCGAAGGGATAACCAATACCTTTCTAGAAAGTGATTGTTACTCACTTCGTTCGTTTACTAGAATCAGTTAGTAACTAGTATTAAATCCCTTTCTGAGAAAATCCTTTCAAAAGCGAGTGAACGCCGTAGGTGTGAACGTGAGCGAAGCGAACTATCCAATCCCTTTCGAATCCTGCTTGCAGGTCTTAGAAGGTGTTGATGGGCGCTTCGCGCACGGCTACGCCGTATTCTTTTTGCGAGATCTTTCTTGAACGTAGTGAGAGAAAACGAGCAAAAAGGAGAACGTTAGTTCGAATTTTATATTCTATGGTCTGTGTGGTGAAATGTCTTTCAAGATCATACACTTATGAGATTGAAGTGTAGGGTTAGTGTAGGTGTGTAGGTGTTATAGTGTAGGTTTACTGGCTAGTGTAGTGTAGGCCAATCCCTTTAAAGCGTAGGTTTGTAGTGTAGGTTTTTCATCAAAAATTTTGATAGAAAATTCTTGTATATTATTTAACCAGAAAATCACCAAAAACCGCTGTAAATGCATGATTTAAAAAGAATCATCAAAAGGTCGCCGTGCTATAATAGGTTATAAAGGTTGATAATCGTTATCCGCCATTTTCACACAAAAATTTTGATAGTCATTTCTCGCTTAGATCAAGTGTATTGACAACTGTCAAGGATTATTTTATACTTTTTCTCGTTGGTAGGGGTTGAAATTTTCGAAACAATCCACATATTGATGATACGCAAGATTTTTTCGTGTATAAATACATGCATGAAAATGATTGTTCACTTCTGAAAATCCCCTGATTCACTGTTAATTCATACAGCACTGGCTAAACATACAGTGCTTATTCGATTGAATAATGTACGAATTGATTAATTATTAATCTTCTCTTTAGCAATTCGTGCTCCCACTGATCGGATATACAGTGGTTTTACAGGGTTTTTCGAAAAACATTTTATAAATAGAATTGTTCAGAGCGAAAAGCTCTTTTTTAAGAAATCATTATTCCAGATTTAGGAGGATATAAGATGGCACGACCTGTTAAGTTCACTCGTGAAATCGTTTTAGAAATGGCAAAGCGTTATTTTGAACTGACACCTGATGTAGTGATGGGTGAATGGTTTAAAGGTGAAGGTATTGATCAATCAACCTTCCACAAACTCTTAAAGAAGTATGACATTAAAGTAAAGATTACCGCCGAGGTCTGGTAATAACCTTTCACTGAGAATTATATGATGGCTTTAAAAATAAAAAAGCCTCCCTGTTGGCGCAAGGAGGCTTTTGATATGAACAATTAAACTAACACAGAGCATTCAGGAGTATTTATATGAAAAATTCTAAGCGCATTACCTTCAACATGTTTATTAAATCCAACGGCAAACTGAACATCACTGTCATGGAAGGTAAAGCAAGCAAACAAGACAAATCCTTTGAAGTAGTATCAGGTAAGACTCTGACCGAAATGCGTCAAAATGCTGGCATCAAAGACGGTGCTGAATGGCAGATCACCAACCGTTTCGACAAACGTCACGTTAAACCTACACTGGTAGAAGGTGAATCCGTTTATTGCTTCGCTCGTGCTGTTAAAGCTGATGAAACTTACTATCTGGCTGTTGTTAAAACGGCTTCCGGCTTCCGTGCTGTAATGCATCACAAGAGCAAACGTAACGAATACGGCGTAGAGACCCAGGAAGTCGCAAAACGCTTCCGTACTGTTGCTACCGAATCCACTGTAAAGGATGTTTCTGGTACTGTTAACACCGCTAAAGGCGGTTCCTTCTACAACCACGCATTACAGGTTACTTCCTCCTTCTTCTGCAAAAAAGAAGCACAGAAAGAAGTTTCTCCGGTAGTAGTTGAAGAAGTTAAAGAAGAAGTTGCAGTGGTTGAATATTCCGAAGTTGAAGCACTGAAAGCACGCATCGCTGAACTGGAAGCTGAAAACGCATCTCTGAAAGCTGAACTGGCAGCACAGGAAACCACTTTCGAAGTAGCAGCGGTTGAAGTTGAAGCAGTTGAAGAAAAATCCATTGATGAAGAACTGGAAGAACTCCTTAACTATCGCTGGGGTGTTGTTGCAGAAGTAGAACAAGAAGTTGCTCCGGTAGTTGTTCCGGTTGAAGTTGAAGAAGAATCCGCACCTGTTACTAACTTTGAATCCCTGCGCAATAACTTTATGGCTAAATTCAAAACCACTTGGGAAGATACCGAAGAAGAACAAGAAGAGATTGAAGTAAACGAAGACGAGATCCGCGAAGCACAGATGGCACTGCATGACGCTATCTACGACACCAACTACAGCGCCTACGCATACGCAGCTTAATAGAGAGGTGAATTTATGATGAATCAAAACAAAGAATTTCTGGGTAATCTGATGTTAGAAATTACCAAAATGAAAGAAAGAATGGTAGCGATGGAATCAGAGATTAAAACACTTAAAGCTGATAATAAGGCGTTGAGAAAGTCCTTAAAGCTGATTGATGAGACTAATGCGGTTATGATGGATCATGTATTCCCTGAGTGGCGAAATGAAACTAAACCTACACAACATAAGAAACTTACACTTCGAATTGTTGCATAAAAAAAGGGACTTCGAAGAGTCCCTAGTAAGTTTAGGTTAGGTTTGCACAACAAAGATGAGGTTATAATGAACATAATGCCACATTATTCTTTAAAGCCAGAAAAATAACCGCCCCGAAGGGCGGGAGGATTAACACTCAATCTATACTTGTTATGTTTTTATGTTGTATGATCACTGACTATGAAAACACTGTTTTAATGGCTTTTAATCGGGAATCCTCAAAGAAGATCCCCTATTAATAACCATAAGGAGAAAAGGCAGATTACACTATTATTTAGTATCCTTTTTACAGCAACTAAAAAGAATAAACAAAAAGAAGCATACCCAGCCGTAAGGCGTACCGATTAGAAATTTGAAAAACACCACCAGCGATATAAAAATCAATTTAATGCCAGCGACGATAGTCAAAAACAGCAGAGTAGCAAAGTAGACAAAAAGATCCATAGATAATCCTCTTTGAAAACGACCATCATCTATAGTTCAATTCATCGATTTAATTAATGATACTTGAAAGCGTTACACAAAGTAGAAATGCCAATATGTGCCAGTGAATATACGATAGTTAATCCTACAGCCAGATAAATCAAAAATTCAACCATAGGTAAATCCTCAAATAAGAAAAAGGTTAGCGGGGGATGTTCTCCCCCGTAGACGTTGACCATCAACATCTTTCATACATTTATTTATAACGCGTTTTAAGACACATCAAATTCATCGTCTTCTTCTGGTTCTTGTTCCGGTTCATCCATTAATGGTAATTCTTCTTCCTCGTCTTCTCCCAAATCAGCATTTTCGAACAAGTCCCCTACTTCATTTAAACGACGCTCGATGATCTCCCTTAGCTTATTCTTCAATGTTTTCTGGTCATTGGCAGATTCGAGAATTTCTAGGGCATCGATCGTACAAATCTGCAAAATAGTCTGTTTCACTTTCCCGCAGTATTCCGCTAGTTCCTGTTCTACATAACCGACAGGAATCAGGAGATTCATTTTTTCCTGGTTCTCTCGTTCGGCTGCATCTGCCAAAGCACGTTCACGGCGTAATTTCTCTACATCGATTTGTTCTTTGATAGAAGTTTGTTTAAGCGGGTTGATAATATTTTTCAAGACCCATTCTGTTCCTTCTTTGGCTGGCACGCGGCGGGTATTGGTGTTAAATGGCAATCCCCTTTCTATCCATCGCTTAGCGCCACCATTCAATGAATAGCCGTATAAACGGGAAATTTCTGTAAGGGTTAATTCTTCTTTCATTGGTTATCCTCCATTAAATTTGCGTAATTTTATTTATTGGTTTTACGCACAATCTAAGCGCCTAAATCGCATTCTAACGAAGGGAAAGATCCAGTAATGGTAAGGGCTAGGAAGTGGGTTAATAGTCGCGTAGCGACCGCGCTAGGACTGCACTGATCACGTTTTAAAATCTCACACGCGTATCAAATACCGGGGTGCCGAAAACTCCCTTTATCTCATCCGTGGAACAGTACCTTTTTAATTTGTCAAGCATTAATTTCTTAATTTAATTACTAAATCTCATCCCAATAATTGAAAAAATATCAAAAATCAATAAAGTAAGCATCTAAAAGTCAGTCCATACCAAAAGAGGTATAAAATGAAAAACATTATCGCTGCTATCGTGCTTTCTGCTACTGCTTTCGGTGCTGATGCTGCGTCCTTTGATTGCACTAAGGCTACTACCAAATCAGAGAAGTTTATTTGTGCTAATGAGTCAATCTCCGCACTGGATTCTAAACTTCATGAAGTATATGTTAAGGCTGTTAAGATTGACCCGTCGCTTAAACAAGAGCAACGCAACTGGAATAAAACTGTTCGTGATACAATGATCAATATCGGGCAGATTCAGCCACTGGAGGCTGTATACAACGCTCAAATCCAAAACTTGATGAACGTATTATCTAAAGAAGAAACCGCGTCAGAAAGCGATTCAGAGACTTCTGCGAAGGTTGAAGAAGAACAACCGAAGGCAGTAGAAACTCTAAAAACCAAAGAGAAACAAGTTGTTCTGGAAAAGTCCCCAAATAGCAACTTCGTATATATTTGTCCGAAAGTAGTTAAAATAACCACAATTGACGGACTGAGTGTAGAAGATCGTGATATAGTGAAAGAAAACACAAAAATTGTAATCGATAAAAACAAAGACAAGGCAAAACTTCTAATTTCTGGAACGATGCACCCCCCAGTTGTAGTGGAAATGAATATTGACGCTGATGGATTCATGTCAAAAACTACTAAAACTGGTGTAGAGTTATACGCACAACACGGAAAAACATATTCCGGTGATAAGATGGTTGATGATGTAAGAACACTGGACTATCATCATATTTATGTTGACAACCGTACCGGAAAGGAAATCGAATGGAAATATTCTTGTGTAGAGAAAAAATGATAGAGGCGACATAATACAATCAGAGATAGTTAAACGCCCGAATATTACTAGTTAGTTCCTAAGTTCATTTCTTATGGTGTTAATTGCGACTCAGTTGCTATAGAATTCTTCTAATTCATTGATTCTATAGCCCTGTCCTTGTGATGGGGCTTTTTATTGCAAAATTTTTAGTTATTTTGGGTTGACTACATTCGGGTTGCCAATTCGCCTGGCTAACTCTTGCTGAGTGATTTCTGACTGTAAAAAAGCATTTAACAGCAATACCTTAGAGGCGACGCTCAAAGGTACTTCAATAAAGTGATCATGACTATTTAATGGCGAAGGTAACGGGATAAGCTCGTTATCTTCAAAATAAAAATCAAATGCGGTCAGTAAAGCATCTTTTGCCGCTTCCATCGCTTCAGCGACAGTTTCGCCCTGCGTCAACGCTTCAGGGATATCCACAAAAGAAACCATATAACCGCCTTCCGGCGCGGGTGTAAGAGTGACGGGATAACGCATAATTTCGACTGTCTCTCGCAT